ATTACTCGGTGGGTACAAAAATGGGCATGGGGTTAGACGGTCGCACTAAGGTACTGGACGTGGCGCGGCGGCAAATTGAATGGGATGAGCTAATCGGCTTCATGGCCGACACCGCCCTGCGGGATGGGCCTGACGTGGTGATCGGGTTCGAGGAAAAGGGCTACATGAGCAGGGCAGGGCAAGCATTGGCGACGGACAGCCGGTTGCACAACTTTAGTATCTTCGGCTATCCGAAGGACACGGATAAGGTGACCAACGCTTTGCCGTTTGCCTCACGGGTAGGCTTGCAGATGGTTGATGTGCTTGAGGGCCATTGGACCGAAACCTTTATTGATGAGTTGTGCGGCTTCCCCAAGTGGACCCACGATGATCAGGTGGACAGCGCGTGCGGTGCATACGAAATGTTAGGCAGTGAGGCAGTCGGGGCCTTAAACGTTGCAGACAGCTACGAGATCGGTGTTGGGGATTATTGACTACTTCCGGCGGCAGATTGAACGCGAGTCGCCTGATGTACCCGCGTATCTCGTGAGTTATGACGAGACGAGTATCAACGACCGGGGCGGGTATGGTAGCGGTGAGGATGATCAACTCTCGCCAATGGTTCGACAGGAATTAAACTGGCTGGCGGCGTTACGCCGTCGAAAGCGAGTAGAGTAATGGCATTCGTTCGCAATAATCCGGCGGCGTATATCGCTAGCGCCCAGGCAGCACAGGGCACGGGCAACAAAACGCCGCTTGACTGCCGTGCGACCATGAACTACGGTTATCTGTGGTATCAGGCCAGTGGTCACAGCGCCATTTTTAATATTGAGGCGTCGCATGACCTGACAGCATGGATGGTTGTCGCGACCTACACGGCAACGGCGACCCAAACGGGTACAGCACAGTTGGCGGGCTTTTACCCGTATATTCGCGCCAATGTGGTTGAAGTGTACAGCGCAGCGGGCGGAAGTGGGGTGTTATGGGCGTTTTACGCGCCTGGGCTGGTCTAAAGAACTACGTCACACTTAAGCGTGTGCGGTTGACAAAGCGGTTGAAGTTAATTGCCGCCCGACTTGCACCGCCCAAAGGTGAATTAGTTCATGTGCCAGAAGTTCACATTGACGCGGATGCTTACTACGCGCGCCCGGTTATGCTGCCCTACATGGTCAAGGCGGCAGGCCCGGCGGCGGTTTCAAAGTTTCTGACCGAGGCCAAAGCGTACTATCGCGGTCAGTTTGACGATCCCTACCGCAGCAGCCTTGACGCGCCCGTATCCATGCCCGTAGAAGACCCGCTCGAAGAGTGGGACTATACCACGCGGCGCGACGTGCTGACGAACTGCCACGCGGCCTATCACCGCAACCCGGTTGCCAAGCGGGCGATTGATCTCACCCAGCAGTTCGCGGTGGGCAAAGGGCACACGGTCACGGCCAAAAATAAAGAGGTTCAGGCAGTCATTGACGCCTTCCGTGCGAATCCTGAAAACGCCATCCAGCAGCACGAACGTACCTTACTGCGGGATCTGCAAGTAGACGGTGAGTTGTTCATACGCTTCTTTTCGTCGGGCGGCGAGGTGATCATGGTGGCGCTGCCGCCGTGGTACGTGGTCGAGATTGATACCGATCCGGAGTTCTTTCGCCGGGTGCGTCAATACCATGTGCAGTACAGCAACCCGATCAGCGGAGAAGCGGTTGATCGTTGGATTCCGGCGGGTGAGGTGTTGCACGTCCCGATCAACAACCATAGTTACGAGTTGCGCGGGCGGCCTGATCTGTACGTTATTCTGCCGTGGCTGAAAGCCTATAAAGACTGGCTGGAAGACCGCTACCGCCAAAACAAGTGGCGCGGGGCGCTGCTCTGGTGGGTTAAGGTCACGGGTGCGGCGGCGGGCACGATTGCCGCGAAGGTCGCGCAATGGCGCAACCCACCGACATCGGGCAGCGCGTATGTATCAAGTGACCGTGAGGAAGTGCAAGCGCTGACCAACCCGGCGGGCGCATCGGATGTGAGCGAAGACGGGCGGCAGATCAGGATCATGGCAGCGATGGGCATTGGGCTGGCCGAGTACATGCTAGGGGATGGTGAGAACGCGAACCTTGCGACCGCCACCGCCCAACAGTTGCCCACGCTGTGGAAGTTCACTGACGCCCAAGAAATTATGTCGGAGATGGTTTGGACGCCGATTTACAAGCGGGTGATCACCGAAGCGGTCAACGCGGGTAAACTGCCTGCTGAAGTCGAGGTACAGGACGCCGACGGCGATCCCGTGCCCGATGTAGACCCCGTGCCTGCTGAAGAAGCGTTTACCGTTGAATACTACGAACTGCAAAGCGGCGATCCTAAGACAATGGCAGAGGCGATTGCGCTGGATCTGTCAAACGAACTGGTCAGCCTGGAAACAGCGCGCGGGATGCGTGGCTACGATCACGTCATGGAAGCCAAGCGACTGCAAACCGAACGCGAGACAATGCGGGACGAAATAGCGCAAGGCTTACGCATGGCCCCGCCGGGCATGGAGCCGGGTGGCGAGAATGAGCAGGACGAAGACGAGCAGGACACCGACAAGGGTAAAGGCGTAAATGCCAACGACGAAGCGGCCTAAAGCGGACACGTTACCGGCATGGCGTACTGACGATGCGGCGATCCTGCGCACCTTAAAAACTGATGTGGATACGCTGTATTACACCGAATGGTGGGTACGGCGGCGCTTGTGGGGGTTGGATGATCAAGAGTCGCGCTGGTTGGCGGACCGCTACCGCGAAAGTTACCAGGCCATGTCAGCGGCGATCAATGATGCCTATGATGATAACGGCAAGCCGCGCCTTGATCGCCGGTTGGTGCTGTTGGATCAAATCGAACGTGAGTTCAATCGTCTGACCAATGATGCCGCCGCTCACCTGCTGGATACGGAGACAAAGGCTTACTTGCAGGGCTACTATGGGCGCGGGTGGGCATTGGATCAAACGGCGGGGCATGGCGTGACACGTGTGCCACTGCTGCCTACCGATGCCGTGCGGGCCAGCATCTTAACGCCGTACATGGGCAGACCGTGGGGTGAACTGCTGGCAATGGCTCATGAAGAGTTTGTGTATAAGGTCAAGCGGTCGATCGCCAACAGCCTGATTAGCGGGGAAGGCGTACAGCAGGCACAGCGGCGCTTACGGGATGAGTTAGGCATTACCACCGACCGGCGCAAAGGGGCGAAGGATTCCGCCGAACGCAAGGCCAATCGGGGCAACTTCTACCGCGCACGGTTGATCGCCCGCACTGAGATTATGCGCGCATCCAATTTAGGAGCACTGTCGATTTACGAGGCTAACAGTGACATTTTAGCAGGGTGGGAATGGACATCGGCGCGCGATCATCGAACCTGTCCACTATGCGGCGGTTTGGATGGCCGCGTGTTTAAGTTTGATGATCCGATGTTGGCTCCGCCTAGCGGCAGTCATCCTGGGTGCCGATGTACAGCGCTCCCCGTGTTAAAAGATAAAGCGTTGTCAGACGCCGTGACAGGCGGACCGCGTGAAACATACGCCGAATGGGCAGCGAAGCGGGGCATTACGTTTGATGGCAGTTTGGCCGATCAACGAGTTGCCAAGATGCCGTTCGATATCGAACAAGCGCGTGCGGCAGCGGCAAATAGAGATTCATTAGCCATTGCGCGGCGGGTTACTCCTACCAGCTTGGATAACGGGACTAGTCGGGGGCCAATGGCAGATTACATGAGTAGTTTTTTTGCTTACGACAGTGAAGCCAATGCTTATTTTGATCGTGGGCTGGCAGAGTCCGCTAAAAATGATTTGTTCTACAACCTGTATACATTAGGCAGGGGGTATGTTTGGCAAAACGTGATGGAAGATGCCCGGTTGCAAGCGGCTGGGTTATTGGCCGTTGACGATCAATTAGGCGGCGGTGTGCTGACACGCAAGGAGCGCAATATGCTGCTAAAGCTGGCCTCTCCCGATGATAACACCGCACTGAATCAAATTGATGGCATACGAGATAGACGAATGCGCGGCGCGTTGGGATCGGGCAAGCTCTCGATGAAACAGAGTTACGACAAATTTATCAGCGCCGCAGAAGCCGATGGAGCCGAACGGTTGCGTGATGCGCGTTTACCACAATGGCAGGCAGGGCGATGAACTACCGTATTTATTCTAAGGCAGACGTGTCTACCAAGCGGCGGCAGATTTACTGTTTTGCCGTAGTGGTTGAGGACGTTAACACTCAGACTGAAATGTCCATGTTGGCTAATACGATTGTTCGCGATCTGCTGGGTACAAGCGATCTGCTGCTGGTGTGGTGTTACCTGGAAGCGGATGCTATACAGTGGGGTGGTTATATCGCCCGTATTGAAGCGCGCAAAGATGATCCTGCGCGGGTGATCTTCGATAACGATCCCGCCTTGCGCAAGGCGATTTACGAGGATGTGAACGGTTGATCATGCGACGGTCTAGGGTAGCGCCCGCCGCTGGAAGGACACAAAATGACCGACGATAAAGTATTAGGGCGCGTGACGGTGACTGAGACTCAAATTGTTTTTGACCATGAGCACGACGGCGGGTGGTTACAAGTGGATACGCATAATCTAGCCGATTACGCACACGGCATGTTGTACGCCCGTCGATTTAAAAACAATGTGACGGTGATGATCGTAGTCCAAACGCCGGAAGAGTTTGAGGCAATGATGAGACAGGGCGGCGGCTGGCCGTCCGAAAGTGACTAACCATGCCTTACGCATTTGATAGCCGCCGGAAAAAGCTACCTGGTGCGTTTTGTGGCCCTGGGGGCACAAACCGCTACCATGATGTTCGAATGGTATGAGGAGTAGCGCTATGCCCTGGAAAACGTATCTTGAGAACGGCGAATACTGCGTCTACAAACACGATAGCGTGGGAAACAAGGTCGGTAGCGCATTGGGTTGTCATGCCACCGAAGCCGAGGCACAGACACAGATCGCCGCGCTGAACGCCAACGTAACCGAAGCTGAGGACCGCCCGCCCGCGAAAACCAGTGTGTTAATTGAAGCAGTAGAACTGGTCGAGGGGTCGATCAACCCGCAAGCGCGCGAAGTTGAAGCGGTCTTGATCCGCCCCGGCTGGTCAGCCAATGGGCGGTACTACTCGCGCGACGTGCTGGCGCGGGCGCTGTGCCTGTACGAAAACAGCCGCGCGTTTGCCAACCATCCCACGCCGGACCAGATGCGGCGGGGCGAGGGGCGCAGCGTGACCGATCTGACCGGGCGCTTTTTTAACGTGCGCCTGGGCGAAGCGGGCGAAATTCGCGCAACGCGGCGGGTGTATGATAACCCGGCCGGGAACGCCGTCTGGCCCGCGATTGTAGACGCGGTAGAGCATCAAGCGCCCGTGATCGGTCTGTCGATTAACGCCGTGGGGAAAGTAAGCAAGGGCAGCGCAGACGGCAAAGAGGGCGTGATTGTTGAGGAAATTACCGCCGTTAGTTCAGTGGATGACGTGATCGCCCCGGCGGCAGGGGGCGGGTTCGAACGCCTGATGACAGGCGGAGACGATCTACTGACTGCCGTGTTAGGCACAATGACGTTAGATGAATGGCGGGCAGCAAGACCGGAGTTTGTGGACAGCCTGAAAAAAGAATGGCAGGTGGTTCGTCAAACCGAAGCGGTGGCTACTGCAAACGCCGACCGGGATCAGGCGCAAAGCGCGTTGATCGAAGCACAACAGCAGGTGACAAGTCTACAACAGACCATGACCGAGTTAGAAACCACGATTACCAGTCTGCGCGCTGATGTGACGCGCAAGGGGTATGAGGTCGAGCTTGAGAAGGTGTTACGCGAGGCGTCACTGCCCATGAAATGGGAAACCGAACTACGCCGCCAATTGGCGAGTACCGACCCCGCGCAATGGCTGGATATTGTCACCTCAGAGCGGGCGAAAGCCGCCGGGGTGTCACGTCCTGCCGTAGTGCCGGTTGAGGGAATGCCCCAACGGGTCAGTATGCCGCCAGTGTTAGCACCGCGCCGCGACGGGCCAATTTATTTAGCTGAAGATGCGACGCCGGAACAGTTGGCAGCGGAGTTAGCCAAACGGAGTAAAGCATAATGGCAGTTACAGCCTTGAATGCGTTTAGCGCTGTGCCCGTGAGCGACGGTCAGTTTATCGCCGTTAACGCTTCTGGGACCGCGTTGAATGTGAACCCGGGCGATTACGTGACGTGGTCGGGCAATTATGTCATTGCCGCGAACACGGGCGTGACGTACTGGAAAGCGTCTGGCGTGGGGATCGCGCTGGACAAAAACCCGGCCTATGACAACGCCGGGCGGATGGTGGTGAATAGTGCCCTGATGGTCGCGCGGTGGGGTCAATTCCGCGTCTCGGCTAACTTCAGTGGCTATCCCGCCTATGGCACCGTGGTTAATCCCACTACGACCGGATCGGGTGTCAACGGCATCTCCGGCAATACGGGCGTTGGCGCAACGTGGAACACCGCGACGCCTTCGACCACCAAGCCGCAGGCGATCACCTATGACTACCGCGACCTTGCCAGCGCGATCAGCGCCTACGTGGGCTACAGCGCGTCGGGGTCGGCTTTGCTGCCTGCCTCCGGTTTGCTGAGTGCTAAAGCCGTGAGTGCGCAGGTTGACGGCGTGGCGCAGGTTGTGAGCTGGTACGACTCTGGTCCTGGTGGCACGGGTCAAATTGACATCGTTCTGTGGGACCGCAACGCGGACTACTACTAGGAGACAGGACGATGGCAGACATCAACCGAGAAAGACTTGAAGAAGCGCTGGACAATGCGCAGCATTTGAACGCTACCCACGCGGCAACCGCCGTGTACGAAGTCACCGACGCCGAAAAGGGCAAGGTGAAGCGCGTGTTGAGTGCCAATGGCATGCAGGACCCATTGCAGGAAGCGCTGGCCCCGTACCCGCGTACTTTGCGCGGGCATCTGACCGTTGACCCGGATCAGGCGCTGATGGAAACTGCAACCGGCTACGCCAGTACGCCGAACTTCCCCGACCTGCTGAGATCCGGCATCATGTTCGATGCCTTCAGTAGCTACAACGGGGTGCCGATCACCTGGAACATGTTTACCAGTGAGACGAGCAGCAACAAACAGCAGGAGGAATACCTCAAGGACGCCGCGCTGGGCATCGCCCCGGTGGTATCCGAAGGGCAGGACTACCCGCTGGCGGCGCTGAACCTGGATAGCGGCCTGATCATCAAGAACTACAAGCGCGGCTTTCGTATCGGCGTGACCGAAGAGATGCGGCGCTTCGATCAGGTAGGCAAGATCCGGCAAATCTCATCGGAGATCGGGCGGTCGCTGCGTGTCACGGAAGAATACGCCGTATACTCGGTGCTGACCACGACAGACAACTATACGCGCAACAGCACCACGGCGGACAACGACATCGGCGCGAACACCGCTGCTACGACGTTCTCCCCTGCCGGGTTGATCACGGCGTTTACGACTCTGACCACCATGAAAGACCGGAAGTCGGGCATGTATCTGGGCGTGGTGCCCGATACCCTGATCGTGACGCCGCGCGTGTGGTTCTACGCGCAACAGTTGATCAACAGCCCGCAGACGATGCGCGCCCATGCCGACGATGACAGCACCGCGATCACCGTCGAGAAGTTCGGGCAGGGCACAACGAATGTGTTTTTCAATATCGTCAACCGGATCATCGTGTCGCCCTGGCTCGGCGCATCCTACCAGTGGGCGCTCATGGAATCAGGTCGCGCGCTGAAGTTCCAGCGCGTCGATCCCATGCGCATCTTGCCGCCGGAATACTACCCGCGCAACGATACGTGGGAATACTACGCGCGCGACTGGTTCGGCGTGGGTATGCTGGACGACCGCTTTGCGTACTTCAGCAGCAGCACGACCGCACCGACCGTTGACTAACGACTGACGAGGGGCGGGGCAACTCGCCCCTCTCAAGAAAGGACGAACAATGCACGAGCAACAGAAAGTTCTAGAGTGGATTGAGGCTGTGTGCCAGGAAGCGACGAATGATGTGGGGTTGGCGAATAGGCTGTCTGCGCAGTCACCCGCGCTGGCACATTACTTCATGAACGTGACCAAGCTGCACAGCGTTCAGGCTGAAGCATGGCCGCATTGGTACCCGCAGCATTTCGCGGAAGCCGAACGGTTGTATGGCGAATACCTGCTACAAGAGGCGCAAAAACAGACGGTCGTTAAGGTCGATACGCTGGAAGCCAAGTTCGAACTGATCTTAAAGCACTTGCAAGCGTTGACCGAAGCATTGCCCGCCAAGCAGCAACAGAAGATCGCGAAAGCGCTGGCAGAACCGCCCGCTGAAAACGCGGCGGAAACTCCCACAGAACCGGAGGCCCCGGCGGCGGGTGCCGAGGGGGAACACGAGGTTTAACCATGACGTTGACCACTGCCCAACAAGTGCGCTTGCGCATACAGGATATCCCCGCCGTGGCGGATGTGACCTATGTATTCGATGGCAGCGCGAAAGACTACCCGCTGCCCCATCGTAACATTGTCAGCGCCACGGCCTATGTGGGCACAACGGGCGGCTGGTCTGCGACGGGTGCGACCTTCAATGTGACCGGGTTTGTGCAGTTTGCTACCCTGGGCAGCGCGAATAGCGCCTGGCGGGCGCGGTACGTTTACAGTACGTTCTCGGATGACGAGATCGGGCACTTTACCGCCGTGGGAGGCAGTATCGCAGGCGCGGCGCTTGAGGCAGTGCATACGCTGCTGTTTGACAGTCTCAAGCGGGCAGAATGGGCCGCGCCGGATGGCAGCACATGGGATGACACCAAAGCACAAGACACGCTGCTGAAGATGCGCGATGCCTTGCGCGAGGAAATAGCCGAAAGTGAAATCGGCGGCGGCGGATTTGTCTCGTGGGCACAGGGGCAAGGGGATTGGTGATGAGCTATCGCGGCCCGAACAGCCAACGCATTAGCGGTCAATTCGCCGTCATCACGCAGTATCACGGCGAGGTCTGCACATGGCGGCAGTACGTCTCAGCGGTCACGGCGGCGGGCAGCGGCTACTATGGCGGCGGCGGCGTAACGCTGTACTATCGCG